ACTCATCGTCTTTTTCTATCCTGTCAATTAACTCAAGAATATGGTTGTTAGCCATCAACAACCCCCTTACTACACCACACGAAAACTTGTATTCCGCGTGATCTTTGGCTTTGCCCTCCCCAAGATCTTCAATCATTCGAAGACGATCTTCTTGAAGTTTTTTAGCCAAATGCTCCAGTACGTCTCTCATTGCCCTGTCCGATTTTTAGATGCTGCGTCGATAATTGTTTTAACTTGATCTATTTTTAACTTTTCATCGTCAGCGACAGCTTTTGTCATTAAAGAAGCTTGGGCTTGCCGTTCTTGGGCGGCGATTCTCTCGGCTTCAATTAGTAACTGGGCCTGTTTGAGTTGGGCGTCGGTCTGATCTTTCTGGACTTTCCGTTGTTGATCTTGCGCTTTGATCTGAAGTTCCTGCATTTGCATCTGAATGATGGGATCTTGTGCCTGTTGCTGCGCCTCTTGTTGCGCGGCTTGGGCTTGGTTTTGAGTCATAAGCTGCTGTGCGGCCCTAGCAACAAGCCGAGAAATAGCCACCTCGTAATCCTCTGGCATTTCTTCGTCTGGATCTGGCAGAGGAGCGCCGAGTTTTTGTTCAATCATCTGGCGATACTTAAATCCATAGTGTTCAGCAACGTGGGCCTGTAACGCAGCCCCTATTTGATTTGCCATCGGGTTTTGCCCGATCATTTGGGCTGTCATTGGGTCTTGTAAGAACGTCATATGAGCCGTTATATGGGCATCGTGATCCTGATAAATAAACGCTTTTAGGGGTTTACCCTTAATTACATTCATGTTTTCAGACAGCGGATCTTTAGGCTTCTCGTCGTCCGGGAGGGGTACAAGTTTGGATGCATTTTTGATACCAAGCACTTCTAACATCTGGCGGTGTAGCATCGGCAGGTCATAAATCTGCGGAGCACCGGAGGCTAGCTGTAGTACTGCTTGATACTGGACCACCTTCTGCGACATAGTAGCCGCGTTAGGGTCGGATACCGGGATGACCTCGACCATGTCGTAGTCGGATTGCTTAGCTCTTGGATGAGAAGTGTCAGGCTCGTATGTGTACTCGTCATCGGTGTAGTCCCGGATGATGTTTTTCAGGAGCTTGAACTCCTGCTTCATTGCATAGTGAACCCGTGCCTGAACGGCACTCATAACTTTTAGGGTTCTCTCTAAGATTGCTAGCGTGGTCCCAACGGGGGATTGGGCTGACATGTCACTGACCTTAAGATCAGCCGCGCTAGCAAAGCGGCGTCCTTCATCTACGATCTGGTTCAAAAGCGACATCAAAACTTGACTCGGCTCCTTATAGGGCAGAGTCATTATGTTGTCTTTAATAGTGCCGGAGGCTACATCCACGTCTCGAAACTCGGCTGGGGCGATTGGTGTGTCGTCTCCTTTAACCCTTAGACCTTTGGTTTTGAAGCCTCCCGGTAGATTGGAGAGAGTTCCCGCATCCACCAATTGACGAATGAGAGATGTGCCAGACTTAGCGAAAGCCCCAATGAGATGGATGAGGCCCAGAGCGTAAAAACCAAATCCGGGGACATAGGGGTAATGCACGAAATGGGAACGTTTTTGCTTGGTTGGATCATCTGGGTGCCAATTTCTTCTGATCGCTAGGATCGTTTGTGACTGTTTTTCAATAGTTACAATGTATGGAAGGGCGATCCCTGTTGTTTTTCCATCTTTATCTTTGTCTTCATGCCCTTCAAGGTCTAGGTTGACCTGCATTTCAAGGATCTTGAACCGGTCATCTGTGACGGCTCTGAACCCCATCTTCTCTGCAATCTTCTTCTCAACCTCATCAAAGGTATCCTGCGGGTCGCCTAAATCAACATCACAGTAAAAGCCAGCAACCTGCAACTTTCTCAAGTCGTTGGGGGTCTTGCGCATCACGTGGGTTACACGATCAGCGGTCTCTAGATTACTCGCCCCATACGGGACAACGACATCTTCGGCTGGGACATAAATAGACACCTGCCTCTCAAGGCTAGGATCGTAGTAGACCTTCTTAAACGCATTACCCGCTAAGGCTAGGCCCCACAACATTCTTTCGTGCTCGGGCCTGTACTCAACCATAACCTCGGTGAGTTGGTAGTTCATGTCATCTTTGACACGTTGCGCAGCCTCCGTTTTTTCTGGAGTCTCCTTACCGATGATCTGTGTCTTGACTGGACCTTGCGCAGGGAAGGTCTCCATTATTGTTTCGGCTTGGAACTTCACAACCGCTTCAGCCAAGAGAGGGTGGTAGACACCACAAGCCCCGGGCCAAGGTTCTGTTCTGTCTTCTAACCTCAAACCCAACAGATCCAGCCCATCTACATAAGTCTGCATCCAGTCTTTACGGGATGAGATGTCTTCTTCAAAATCACCAAGTAAGTCGGTCACTAGTCCAACCAACTCATCATCTTCCATGCTTTCGGCGAGGTTGGCATTAAAGTCGTCTGTTTCTTTATCTGGGTCAATCTCAATCTCTAAGCCACCCATGCGGATCTTGACCTCTTCTGGATCTTCAATCTCAATCTCAATGTCTGGCTCAGCAACCATCAAGTCCTCATCCGCTAGTCCTAATGGGGCTTGATTTAGTGATTTCTCAATTGCCATTTTCTATCCTTAATAATACGCAGGCTGCTTGCGCCTAAATTGCCGTAGTTCGTCTTCCTCGTCGAGAAGCGTGCGCACATAACCGCCTTTGCGAAACCTCATCATAGCAAGAGATACAGAGTCGACGTAGTCATCATGCTCTCCAGTCGGGAAACTTGCAACCTCATCGACGACCTCGTCAGCCCATTGGGTGTTAGGAACCCAGACTCTACCGGAGGCAAAAAGGTCGGAAACTGCATTTAATCTGGAAATCTTATCGTTCCCACGGCTTGGCGTGAACTCTTGCACCGGTATGCCCATCGCCCGCATCTCGTATATTAGCGGTGAGCCGGAAGCTTTCTTCTCAATAATCACTGAGTCCGGTTCCCACTCTTTATATTCCTCAATCGCTCTTTGTTTTAGCTCCGGAAACTCCATCCGATCTCTAAATGCGTTGAGTAGGATTATATTAGCCTGAGATGTTCCAGTGGCATCATCTTTATAGAACACCCCCCATAACGTGCATGCGGAGTAGTCAGCACGATTGTTCTTTTCAAACGCCGTATCCCACGCCATCAGGGTAAATTCACACCAAGGGGGGTCATCTTCCTCCCAAATCTTCCACCATTCACGTTTTACGATGGCAGAAGACTCTGAAACCGGGTTTTGCTGATACTGAGCCTGCCATTTTCCGTTAGGAAGCTCGTTTTTTAATGCTTCTAGCTCTTCTAACGACCAAAACTCAGGCCAAAGTGGGTTGCCTGAAGGTAAAAGTGCAGGAAATTCAATAACTTCCCAGCTTTCTCCGCCTCTTTGTGCCTCTGCTTTGAGAACTTGTCCAGTTAGGTCTTTTTTTGACCATCTGGTCATAACTACTACAATGGATCCCCCCGGTTGGAGTCGCTGTCTTGGCCCGGATGTGTACCACTCGTAGGTTTTGTCGTAAATTTCCGAGTTAATTTCTGCCAGAGCCGCCTCTTGCTCTGAGTGAGGGTCGTCAATAATAAGGAGATCTGCACCTTTACCCGTGACAGCACCGCCCACACCGATAGCAAAGTAGTCTCCACCAGCGTTAGTCGCCCACCGCCCAGCAGCTTTAGAGTCCGCTTGTAACCCAACTCCCGGAAATACCGACTTATAGATGTCCTGATCGACAAGATTTCGTACCTTTCTACCAAAACCCACGGCTAGTTCGGCTGTGTGGCTGGTTTGAATGACCTTTCTATACGGGTATTTACCTAGAAACCACGCTGGTAATAAATAAGAAGCAAACTCAGACTTGGTATGCCGTGGCGGCATGTTGATGATCAACCGCTTTAGCTTGCCTGATGCCACTTTCTCAAAAGCACGAGCCATCTTCTTGTGGTGGGCACCCTCGATGAAGTTAGGCCACACCTTCTTTACGAAGTGCATAAAGTTATTCTTGGCGTCCTCCCTCTCTTTGACTACCTCGTGCTGCGCCAGATCGGCATACAACGCACGCAGGTGAGCTTCAGGAAGGTTGGGAAGCTTCTTCAGGAGGCTCTGTAGGTGTTGGGGACTCATCTAACCCTAGCTCTTCTTCCAGTGTTTTGGCTTCTACATCTACAACGTCCATATCCAATAGTCTTTGGATCTTGTCTTGGATTGCTTTTCTTAGGTCATCAGAAGTTTTATGGGTAACTGTGATCTCAGATTTCTCTGTGAACGCGCCCACGTCTGATAGTTTCCCTAGGAGTTCGATAGCCCGGAGTTCGTATTTGACGTCTCCACATTGGCTAATCTCAAGTAGTCGGTTGGTTATGTAGTTTCTGGCTTGGACCGCATCGTTGACGACTTGTCCGTCATAAGCATCCAAAAGAGCGCCGAGTTTAATGGCGACTGAACCTTTGTATAGTTCAGGTGGGTTGTACGAAGAGGCAGGAGAATTTCGTTTTTTCTCGACGTCGACCGCATTAAAAAGCTTTCGGGCTTCTTCTTGGTCGTCCTCTGTCATTTCAAACGGCATGCCTAGTTCTGCCATTAACGAGGCAGTCGAAGCAGCTATTCGAGTGTTTTCTTTCAGTGAATCGCCGACCTCATCGCTAAGACTGTCGGGATGTGGGTGTTCGTTATCCGGAACAATATTGATATTCATGGAGGAAACGGGACTCCAAAAAGTATAAGGGGGGCGTTTCTGTACCGGCGAATATACCACCGTAGGGAAAAATGACAAGGGGGTGGGGTTTATAAAGAAGTTAGCGAAGTTATCGCCAAAACATAAGATTTTGGGTGGGGTACTCGCAACCTTTGCAACCGGGGTGTTCATTACCCGGACCTCGGGATGAGGAGATTACTTTCCCCCTGGGTATTAACTCATACTTGATTAAATTAGTCAACTATTTCAAAAATTGCGTATTGACGGTGGAGATTAATGTGCTATGTCCGGGGTAGGTACCATCTGGCGGATTTGGGGGGGCGGGGCTGGGTAGGTCCAGCTTGGGTTTCGAGGGAATGGGGTGGGCCTGGGCTGCTGATCGTCGGCTGCGAGATCTCCCCAGCTTCGCGGGCCGGGTCAAGCTGGGCGCTGCTGCGACCCATCGGGATAGAGTCGGGATAGGCAATAAAAAACCCCGCCACATGGGCGGGGCTGCTGCTGGGTGCTGCTGGGTCTATCAATTGCGAGGGCGATCGCTCTCGCACTCTTCACCTGGATCTGATGCGTAATCCTCGTCGGCTTCCACCTGGGTGACAAACTCGAGGTCGGTCCCATCGTCGAGGATCTCAAGCGCAGCGCGCAGCTTGTCGAGGTCGGTACACTTGCCGGCTGCGGTGCGAACGTCTTTACGCAGCGCTTTGCGCTCCTCCGCAATCTCCGCGTCTTCGTCGCGGGTCTTAACCCGTAGGACTTTCTTTAGCTCGGCTGCGATCTTCTCAGCTAGGTCGGACCCAGCCGCAGCTTTCTGAAGCGCAGCGGAGCGCATACCTTTAAGGTCGGCTGCACTCTTCCCTTGGTACTTAGCTAGAAGCTGCTGATCTTTCTTGGCGCGTTCTTCGCGCTTTTTAGCCGCCCCTTTCGATTTGGGCTCGCTGGGCTTGGTCAAGCTGAATAGCTTGTCCAGATACCCAGCGAATTCGCTCCAAGCTGCATCCGACGCATTGCCCGTATTGTTCGGGTTGGCGTCGACATAAGAATTCACCCAATCAATCCGCATCGCTTCCCAGACATGAATGGTGGGATTCGTACCCATATCGCGCGCGTAATCTGAGGCAATCTCGAATTGCTCCAGCTTGTTTTTGCCCCAGCGTCTACCACAATTTTTTGCGGTTTCGTGCTGGGCGCTGCTGATCGCGTCTATCGCTGCTGCGACCGGGTGCTGCTGTGGTACTTGTGACACTTGTGACATGGTAATGTCCCTTTCGTAGGCTACTAGTGACCGGGATGGTCTTGACAAGCTGAGCCAATCTCAAGCTGTCATTCGTATAGTCTCATAAAATCCCACGCTGTGCGACATTCTGTTACATAACCCAGCAGCGCAGTCGGGTATAGCTGGACCCAGCTTCGCGGGCCTGGGGTCTTGGGTTTGTCTTTAGCCGAGGGGGATAAGAACGGTCATACCAACGTGGTAGGCAAAACTCCCCGGAAAAATCCGGGGAGTCTGGTGGCGCGTGGTTACTGGATTGTTACGTCATTATCAGGCGAGAGAACTTCGATGACCGCTGCCAGGCGTTCGGTATCAGAGCAACCAGCAAGCAGGCCGCGAATCGTTTGCTTCAATCCTTTGACTTCGGCTTTCAACGTGGCAGTCTCATCCTTAGTGCGATCCTTGAGAACCGCCTTGAGGTTCTTAACGGCAGACTCGGCAACCTTAGAATCGGGCTTGGATGCCAAAGTAGCAAAAGCCTTGGATAACTCGGCCCTCACTTGATCAGTCGGCATACTCTCAAAGGCGGCAAGAGTCTGAACCTTTTTTGTCTCCCTTTCCTGCGCCTTTTTAACCGAGACGGGGTTGTCTGACTTGGGCTTTTTAACGTCCATGCCGTATTTCTCGGAGAGCCGTGCTTTGAACCGCTTGAATGCTTGAGAACAAGCATCGGCTTTGACATTGGGTTTGGTTTCGAGATACCCGGAAACCCACTCAATTCTCGCCTCCTCAAACATTTCAAAGGTTGGATTGTCCGTCAAAGCACGGGCAAACGTCTCCAATGCCCCGTCGGCATTAACCTCCGATTGTGCGAACAAAGAACCCGCCTTGCGAACCTGTTCGGTTTGCTCGGCTGATAGTGCTTTGATAACGGCAGAAACCACTGGTGCTTGTTTCACGTTTTTTCCTTTCAGAATAGTGGGCGGAATGCCCGATTAAATTCTCTCACAAAATGCCACAGAATACCACACACTTTGCAAGGGAATTGTCACCAGCCCGAATCGACAAACTGACCGCCAGTCAGCAAGTCCAAACTTCGGCAGCAACGAAAACGGTCATACCAACGTGGTAGGTTTTATTCTGATGAATAGCAAAACGCTCGACCTCAAAACCCCCTAAAAAATTTTCGAACATTACCCCCGCGTCGTTATTGGTTTGTACGAAAGTGCCCCTAATGTTCTAACGATTGTTCTGTCGTAAGTCATTGAAAACATTGAAATGTTCTATTGTTCGAACTTTTTTGGGGTAAAAGTGCCAAAAACGATTTCGTTCAAGAGGCTCTCCAGCAGGTGTTCGCATCGCAGACCTCTCGTCGGGGCGATACATTAAAAACATTAGAACAATAGAACATTCGGTACAAATCAATGCTGGAGCGGACCTAATGTTCTAGAATGTTCGAAAAAAACAAAATTTTCGAACATTACCCCCCTTTTTTGCCCTTTTCGACCCCTTTTTGCCCCTAGCCAACGGAAACTAACTTGACAAAGTAAAGTTTGTATGCTATAATAAGCCCTTTAGGGCGTTAAAAAATGATGAATAGCAAAACTTCAACCAGCCAAGAAAGGGCGACAAAATGACCATCCGTCAGCATGTCTCAGCAGAACAATTGGAACAATCCAATCAAATTTTCGAACATTCCGAATGTTCCGATTCCTACGACCCACTCATCGCGGCTTATGACTGGCGCTGGGGTCTTCTCTTCACCAAACCTCTGAGCCAAATCGAGGGCATGGCATACGGAGTCCGTGAAGATTTCCTTGACCGCAAATACCTCCGTTGGTCAGGCGGTAAACCTTTTGCCGGCAACCAATGCTCCGACCCTGCATCGGCTCGTGTTTGCTTTTGGTCGCTAGCAGAATAGGGAGACTACTATGAGTATGCGAAACGAAGAAGATCGTGTGTACCTATGCACCGCCTGTCATTGGGAGAAAGTGCCGTACTTGCGGTGGAAGGCTGGGTATTTCACTTGCCTGTCATGCGGTGAGGAGCAAGCACGCGAGGAGCGCATGGGGTGGTGTATCGCACCCATCAGCAACAAGGCCGGCTACACCAGAGTAACTGACTATTCCCTGCTAAAGCAGATAAACCCGAAACGAACGGAGGCATGACCATGACGCAAGAACAATACGACCAAGCACACGACGAGGCTATGACGGCAATCAGCCAATACTTATCGGGGATGTTGTTGCTCTCCGAGTTGAAGGACCGCATTGCGGCTATCCCTGCACCAAGTCTTGTGCCTCACGAACAGGTGGGTAGGCTTACCGACCCCGCTACTGGTTTAACTTTTTGAGTAGTAGATGTGCGGGACAAAATGACATTCCGTCAGGATGTCCCGGTATTTTTAATCATGAAAGGAAGCAAGATGGCTACAGTATTTCCAAGCAAAGAGAAGAAGACTCTGCTGATGAACATGCTCAAGGTACTCGGTGGGCATACGGCAGTTGTCGAGTTCCAAGGCGGTGGCGACTCAGGCGAGATCCACAATGCGGTGCTTTACGACCAAAACAGGCAGGAGATCGACTGCACCGGCATCACGTTCGACTGGGACTCGGAGTCGGAGACGTTCGACCCCGTCAAGAACACATGGGACAAGCACAGCAAGTTCGGACCAGTCCCGGTGCTCGACATTCTCAGGGATGTCACCGAGCAGATGCTCGAGAACGAGGGGCTGGACTGGTACAACAACGACGGGGGGCAGGGTCAGTTGACCATCGACCTTACTCAGTCTCCTCCTACTATCGTACTATTCGTGGGAATTAACTTCACGCAGACGGACGATCACGAGTTCGACTACACCGACTTCGACGATGATGATGAAACCGAAACGGTCACTCAGGAGAACAAATAATGCACCCGCACCATCACTCGCTCACGAGCGTAAAAATTTGGGGTGGCAAGCCCGAGGACTATCAGCCCATCCACGACTGGTTCGACGCAACCAAGGAAGTCTTTGCAGACGCAAGGCATCGTGCGCTACGGCATCACAGCCAAGGCATATTCGAGGCCGAGAGGGTCTTTGGTAGCACGATAACAAACAGCGATGGACGTACAGTCCCGGTTCGCTATATCGGTGAGCAACATGTCAAAGAGGACTGCGGTGGGCGCATACCCACGGTTGCCGATTGGTTCAAAAACATCAAGATGGAAGTGTGGATGAACCGAGGCTACAAAGTGGACAAAGTGACGGATGGTCAACATGTCGAAGGAGAAGCGAAATGACTGAAGAACAGAAGATGCTATTTGGTGTAGTCCATGACTTTATCCATTCAGCCCAACGCGAAGCGGCAAACAGCAAAGCGTGTTGCAGAGCGTTGACCTACTTGTCTAGGAATCTGACAGAGGATGAGTTTCAGTCTCTCAAGGATAGTTTTAATTCTGACGAGTTCTATGACCCGCCCCCGAAAGACGAAATGCTGATGCAGAAGTGGGTGGATGAGGACTATCCCGGAGCAACGGACAAGCAGAAGGCTAACTTGGTCAAACTTTTTGGGGAGGTGTGAGATGAGTGCGATGAAAGAGTTGTACACCGAGGCGGTCGAAGAGTTTCAGAAGTGGGAAGACGAGAAGTACGGAGACAAGACCCCGCTTGCTGATATGCACGTAGATTTGTGGGTCGAGGCTTACATGCTTGGGTATGCAAACGGAGTTAAGAGCCAATACTTACCGAAGGATGAAGACCCAAAAGCACGTGCATTAAACATGGTGGAGAACAGCATAGTGTCCGCTGATGGCATGTTGATAAATGCTTTTAAGTACATGAGCAATGACGATGTGCAGAACATGCTTGAATTTTATTATTCGGAGGGAAAGCATGAAAACCGAAGAAGTGCCTAAGAAAGCATGGGACGCTTCACCAACACCGATACCCATGAAGATGGTGCATGACTGGGAAGCGTTGCTTGCCATTCTTGAGAAACGAAATTTCATAGTCATCAAAAGTGATGAGGTACGGCTAACTAAGAATGGTGTTGAAGAGTGCATCCCCGTCAAAGCGTTCAATGCTTTTGTGCGGAATACCAAAGGGAAGCAATTGCGAACTAGGCGGCTAACTAAAACCAAATGGTTCTGCGCACTTTAAGGAGAAGTGAAATGAAAGTCAAAGTATCTGAATTACAAGGGGCCGCTCTTGATTGGGCGGTGAACCAAATCGAGGAATGCTGCGATGACCCGCATACGCCTTTTTTCTCCACCAACTGGGCGCAAGGTGGTCCGATTATTGAGCAGGAACGCATTAGCGTAGAGCCTTGTTTTGATTGGCAGTGGGTCGCTACACTCACTGAAGGGCCTAACATTGCTTTTGAAGAAGAAGGCCCAACCCCACTCGTTGCGGCAATGCGTTGTTATGTGGCAAGCAAGATGGGCGAAGAAGTAGAAGTACCCGATGAACTTATGAAAGGAGAAGTGAAATGAGTAACGGAATACCTGCTGGGTATGGGTCATGGAATCACAGAGTTGTTGATATGTCAACAGAGAACGATGGCGACCCGTTAGTTGAATTACGGGAGGTTTTCTACGACCGAAACGGAATACCTGTTGGGCATGGTGGACCGAGCGTAATGTCCGAAACGATGGAGGGATTGCGAGAAGTAGTAGACCGCATGAAGGAAGCACTCGACCAACCCGTATTGACACCCGAGGACTTTAGAGGAGAAGTGAAATGAGTGATATTTGGTGCGAACTTCTTGAACACTCGGTTCGTGATGTATTCAAGGATATGCAAGATGCCTTGTGGGAATCACAGATAG